GCTTTGTTGCAGAACCGGCTCAGACTGGTCCGGTTTAACAGATTCCTGGTTCGTTTCCGGCTCAGTGTGGTTAGCCAGGCGTGGAGCGTTAGCCGCGAAAATACTGGCAGCGTTTACGGCATCTGCCTGCGGATGATCTGCATCAGCGCTTTCGCCTGCTGAAACCGGTGTACCAGCCGGGATTTCGTTACTGACAGCCTTTTCCATCTGCACATCTTCGGTAACCTCCAGTTCTTCGCGCAGGCCTTCGGCCATTTCCTGATAAGTGGTGTCGCCCGTTACCGGGCCGTTGTCCGGATTAGCCGGGGTATTACCGGTCAGCCCTTCGATGGAGAACACTCCAGCGCCGAGGTTTTCAACCTTAGGCTGCGCGGCTGCTTCTTCAGCCCGGCGGCGCGCCCCTTCTTCCCGCACGCGCTGTAAGTTCTCTTCGTGGGTACAGAAGGATTTACGCGGCGTTTTATCCCATTTCGGATCCGCCGGGTCGCTGATACCCTCAACATATTCGCCTCGGTCAGCGGCCAGTTGTTTATCCAGGGTTTCACGGCTGAATTGCGCAGCCTCTACAGTTGCAGCATCTGGCTTGTCATGCTGATGTTCTTTCAGGTTTGCGCTGATGTAGGTTTGCAGGCTGACCGGGAAATGATGGACGTTCTCGGCGGCGCCGCGGATCAGGGCGAAAATAGCAGCGCGCGAATAGTCCAGGATGCCAGCGGTTTTACGCAGCGCGGCAGACCATTCCTTAAACGGACTTTCTTTTTTCTCAATGATTTCTCTGGCGCGGCGGTGGATTGCCCCAGGCATGTTGTAGATATCGAAATCCATCGGCAGCGTTGCGGCTGCAATTTCGAAATCCAGGGTGTCCAAGGTATGCGCATAATCCTGACTGCGATCTGTGGCGATACCGCCGCCAGCATTCGTGCCAGTGTCTGTGCGCTGAATGGCGGAAATGCGGTTACCTTTGGCCCATTCCTTCACAAGCAGACCTTTGTCGATATACGCGGTTTCGCTCCAGGCTTTCAGGAACTGCAGCATTACGCCAAGCTCAGGCAATTTTTTATCCTGCGGGAACACTTCCCTGACCGCGTCGGTCAGTTTCCATAGGTCGTATTCCCTGACGTCTTTCAGGGAAGGGGTGTTTTCAGCGGCCAGGAGCAGGTTTTGTACGTACGAGTTATCCACGTCCATTTCCAGTGCAATAAGGGCATTTTTCTGCTCTGCCTGGATGTGGTAGGCGTATTCGCTTTCAGAGATAAACTGAGCGAGTAGACGCTGGCGGAATGGCAGGGTTGCTACGGTGATAAGCTCTGGAATTTCCGCATTCTGCAATTTCTGAACAATGTCAGTTACGGAGGCGGCGGTAGTATTAATTTCAGGCCAGTCATGAACGATGTCAGCCCACTCTTTAACGAGCTGGGAACGATCACCCGGGTCAGCTTCCACCCAGGCTGTAATAAAGCCGTTGATGGCGCTTACTTCGTGGTTCTGCTCCAGTGGGAATAATTCTTTTACAGCCTGAATGAGTTTCCACTCAACATGAGCAGACAGTTCATCAATGCCAGGTACCTCCCGGCAGGCCTGCAGCAGATTCTGGATATAGATATTGCTTTCGTCCGCCTCAGCTGCGCCGATCTGTACATGCACAGCTTCACTGATTTCTTTTTCTTCAGTGTCGTTAAGCAGGTGTGCAATCAGGCGCTGCGGCAGGCGCAGTCGTGCTACCGGGCGGAGCAGTGCAGGGGCGTCAGCTGCCGGAGTACTGGCTTTAGCGGCAGCGTCTGCAAGCTGCGCGCGCTCGTCCTGGATATTCATGGACTCAGCCGGTTTCGCTTTTGGTAGCCAGGTACGCCCATCTTCCTGCAGTTCGTAACGATCACACCAGGTAAAGTCGACGACGCCTTCTTCCGGCAGATCATTTACCACCGGGAAATTAGTCAGGACAGGAAGCTGGTAATCATGGCCACGACCCACTTCGATTTCAGCATCTTCGAGAATAACCTGCGCCTGGAGCTTGGCGCGTGCTTCGGTTTTGGCGGTGAACCAGAAAATGCCGTTTGGCTTTTTCGATTTCTGGCTGGCCTTTATCAGATTGAAGAATTCCATACTGTTCCTCATTTTTGGGTGTTAAGATCCCCGGGCCATTGACAGCGCCCATTGGGTGTTGTTTTGGTTTTTCAGATTTCCAGCGTGCTTTGGTCGGTTCCGCTGGACGTAAGGCCCGCTTCGGCGGGTTTTTGCGTTTTATGGCTCGTGAGCCATCTGGTCGTGCCCGGCGCACTGCTTAGAGCAGTACTGCCGTTCTTCGCGGGCAAGCATGTTGCCGCGCAGTAAAAGCAGGGTGTTTTTCACTTCGTCGCCCGGCTGAAGGAGGCTTTTGCAGTAGGCGCATTTCGCACCGGTGGTTTCCTGACCGTGAATCATCGGATCCCCCCAGCCATTCAGCAAAACTTCCACAAGACAATCGTTGATACGTATGGCGCCGCGCATGGTGCGCAGGTAAACGTATTTGCCGCGAACCGCTGACACATTCCAGGTGTGCCCGTCGTGCTTTGCCAGCATTCCCGGCGCCACACACTGGCGAATGATGTGCATCGTGCCGTAGTGTTGATTAACCATCTCATCCTCTGCCGTTATCGCCCGGCTGGCGGAACGTTTATCGGAGCAACGCAGCGCGTTGTTGATGCTGGAAGTTTACTCATTACTAAACGTTTGTGTAAAGTGTTTGATAAACATTTTTCGTTTAGTTGACGCTAAACAACTAAGATTTAAGGTTTTTTAGTTTTGAATGAGGCTGATAGGTATAAAAAAACCGCCCATAAGGCGGTTATATTGAGATGTTTTACTTACTTACGTGAGGCTAGGAGCTCTTTGAAAAGTTTATTGAACTTCTCGTACATACTTTCAAACTCGATTAGCATCTCTTTTTTCGTGGAGTCAGGAAAGCTGCGGTAATATTTGATTAGTTGAAGTTCATCAGAAGTCAGTACCACTTCATTAGGGCGCTTTTCGCCTTGCTCACCATCCTCATCTAAATATCCAGATGGCATGCCGTAGTCGTTTTCGATTCTTCTGGCTGCTCTTTCCCCAAAGGAGCTCTTGCCATTTATCAACTGGGATAAATAGCTCTTCTCTTTTTCTGGCAGCGATTTATCGGCGAACCACGCCTTGAGCTGCATTCTTCTTACTTCTGCTTTGGTCATTAGCGCATTTTGATTAGTAAATTCTAAACAAGCAAATACTTGACTATAAGGTTTAGTAATTAGTAAACTCATTTTCACACCTTAGAAGGAGAGTATATGCAACTCAAAGATTACCTTTCTCAGCAACGTGGTAACGCCAAATGGCTTGCCAAAAAGCTGGGGATCTCAATGTCCTTTCTGTCCCAGATGGCCTCCAGCTCGGCGCCAATTTCTCCTCGCCGCGCCATAGAGATTGAACGTTATACGGACGGCATGGTTACTCGGGCTGATTGCTTGCCAAGTGAGTGGGTTCACATTTGGCCGGAATTTACTCCGCGATCTTGTAAGGCGGCGGTTAACGAAGCAGCACCTAAGGAGCAGTAAATGCAATCACTTCACTTTCAACAGAGTACCGGAACAATGCCCGTAACGATGATAAATCGTTCTCAGGCGAAACCGGAGTTTACCCACCAGCAGCTTCGTGCAGCTGTTCGTGCCTGGGCGGCTGCAATCGATAACCAGGACGTGGTGGCCGGGCTGATTGTTGAGGAATATCAGCTCAGCGGCGGTGGGCTGGAGTTCCCGACCGAAATCAACCGCCAGCGTCAAAAGCTATTTCGCTGGCTGGACGGTGATACCGATTACGCACATGCAAATATCCGCGAGTTAACTCCGGCAATTCTTAACGTTCTCCCGCTCGAGTTCCGTACCCGGCTCATTCCTCAGGAAGACATCCTGTCGCGCGTCGCGACGGCGATGAAAGAATGCGCGGAAGCCAAACAGGCCGTGCTGATGAAAGCGCCTGAACATCAGAAGATGAAAGAGGTTAGCGAGGGTATCGCGTCGTTGTTTCGCCTGATGCCCGAGCAGGTCGGGCCGCTGATGACGATGGTCACCTCGATGCTGGGCGTCATGTAACCGGGGCCGCTTATGAACCACGAGCAATTTATCGAGAAGCACGTCCGAGAAGAGCTTATCCGCCTGGGTTTTCCGGTGCCGGTGGCTCAGGGGGGGCATTCCAGGCCGTGGATTTATACCGGCGTATGTCTCAGGCAAGCCGCAAGGGGAAATTTTCGATGATGTTTTACGACACGCGAAGTTGTGGGCAGAGAAACAAACAACCTCAGCCGACAGGTTCGAAGAAAAGCGCGTTAAGCGCAGCGAACAGCGCGGGCTGTTCTGAAAAGGTGAAGACCGATGTGCGCCAACACTTCGGCCTTCGGGTGCAATAACTGGAAGCGATTGCGAGGTCATTATGACAAACACCATTTTAAATTACCAGGCGCGGGAGGCATAACAATGTCGAATGTCGCCTACGCCAATTTTGCGGCGCATTCCGCCGCCAGGAGCAACCGGATGGAAAACCAGAAGACCGGATTCATCCCGTTGTACCGGAGTGTGCTTAAACAACCCTGGTCTAAAGATGTTTTCCTGCGAACGCTGTGGGACAACCTTCTGCTGAATGCCGCCCGACAGCCGTACACAGCGAGTTTTAAGGGGCGTCAATGGCCACTGCAAACCGGACAACTGGTGACCACCTCAGCCGATCTGGGGCTGAATCTGTGCGACCGTAACGGAGAGCCAGCGAGCCGCCATGCGGTGGATCGGATGCTCTCATTTTTTGAGAAAGAAGGCATGATTTCCACCGCCGGTGAACGTCGAAAAGGCACGGTGATCACTATCACAAATTATGCACTGTACGCTCAAAAAATAGACAATTTGCCCGCGCATAAAGCCGAGCATAACGGCGAGCACAAGGCCGCGCATAACGAACCCAGTGACGGCGCGGGTCTGGAGGGTGATGCCGCGCATAACCCCGCGCAAATAGCCGCGCTTAAACCCGCGCATCATGAACAACAAGGTAATAACAACAATAAAAACATTAAAAGATCTTCGTTTCGGAATTCTGGCGAATCCCGTAACGACGCCACTGAAAAATTTCTCTCTCGTCACCCTGAAGCTGCTGACGGAATTTACACCCCGTCAGGGAAGTCATGGGGTACCGCTGACGACCTGAAAGCAGCTCGCTGGATTTATTCACAACTGCTGACGGTCAACGCCAGCCTGTCCGAACCGAAGTGGGCTGAATGGGCCAACACAATCCGCCTGATGCGCGTACAGGACCACCGCACGCATTACGAAATCTGCGACCTGCTGAAATGGGCGAGCAAAGACGATTTCTGGGGCGAGAACATCATGAGCCCG